AGCAAACAAAAGCAAGCCAAGTAATATTCGTGTAGCAAGATCAAATCTATGAACATAGATATTACAACGGCCCGCTCAGGATAACCGTTGAAAACCACGGCCCCCGGTTGTTCGGGACAAGCCAAAAAACTGTCAGAAGTAAAGATAAAAACAAACGAGCACTTTTTGCTCAAAGGAAAAAACTATGGCTATATCAAATGATATCCTGAGCTCAACCCTCCGGATCCTCCTCGATCAAGAAACAGACAACTTATTCAAAGCAGTTCCTCTTCTCGACCAGATGAAGAAGAAAGGCGGCGTTGATTACTTCGATGGTGGTCAGCGTGTCGATGTCCCTCTAATCCTCGCTGAGCACAGCACCATTACCCAGCTTTCAACTGGTTATGAGCCTGTCAATCTCGCAGTGCAGGACGCTCTCCGCAATGCTTCTTACAACTGGTGTGACTTCGTTGCTCCAATTGTAATCAACAAGAAAGAAGAGCTCTCAAACCGCGGTGACCGCGCCATCGTCTCCATTGCCGAAGCTCGTATGAAGTCGGTTATGGGCCTTCTCAAGAGAGAATTTGAGAAGCAGGTTGTTGCTGGAACTTCTTCAGTTCTATCTGACCTGAACAGCTTGAACGGTGCAATTGCAAGCGGCTTCCTCGAGGACGCAACTTTCGGCACACAGACAAACACTGTCGGTGGTATCTCCAAGGCAGCATTCCCTGCTGACTACCAGAACCAGTTCCAGGATTCAAACAGTGCTTTCGCAACTGGTGCATCAACTGGTATCTCCGACCTAACTGAGCTCTACATCGACGCACAGGTTCGCACACCCGATGGTGGCGCTCCTGACTTGCTACTTGTTTCACCTAACCTCTACAAGAACTACAAGAAACTTCTCTTCGCAAACGAGAGATTCGTTGATGAGAAGACACTTGATGGTGGCAAGCTCGCTCTCGCCTTCAACGGTGCAATGATGTATGTCGATCCATTCCTACCTGCTGCTGGTAAGAACCTCGGAGCTGGCACCCTCAGCGGTTATGCTCTGAACACCAACCACATCAGATTGGTTATGGACAGCGACGCTGACTTCACAATGTCTGACTTCGAATACATCAGCGGTTATGCTGCTCGTTCGGCCAATGTGTTCGTCCGCGCTCAGATCTATGTCAATCACCTTGCATCACAGGGCGTCATCAGCCGCGCTGAGAGCTGATCTAACCAACTAAACAATAAAGGAGAAATAAAATGGCTACAGCATCAACCGTTCAATACATCGGCCCGCTTACTGACGCAGTCACTGGCGCGGCTCTTCCTCTCAGCACATCAAACCGCCAAACAGTCGAAACCTTCATCGCTGGTGAAGCAATCGTTGCAGGCGATGTTGTTGCTCTCGATCTTGTCACCGCCGGTTTATCCGACATCAAGATCGCAACAACCGTTCGTCAGGCTTCAACTGCTGCTACCCGCACTGCTGTTGTTGGTGTTGCTCTTGCAGCACAATCAACCGTCGGTGGATTGGTTCCAGTTTGCATCCGCGGCGTATGTGACGCCAATGTTCTTGCAATGGCACAGGGTGATGTTCTCACCGTGACTGCCACCGCTGGTTCAATGGACACCATCGCTGCTGCAACTGCACCTCAGGTTGCCGTTGCTCTCGAGACAGCCGCTGCTCCTGGCAAGGCTCTCGTTCTCGTGAATTGCGCCGGATTCTGAGATAAAGGGGGTTGAAGGTGGGTGACATTAGTTGCTCACCTTCAACCTTACCTCTCAGAGGTTCTCTGTTTGTCTCTGTTATCTTCTCCTGTGAAGTTTGATATTTCATAGGTGGGGAGAACAGAATCAAACAGAATACATCCTGCAACATCCTTGGAGACATTATGAATCTGAAAGAAATTAGAGATATGATTGGATCGATTATCGACTATGATCCGCAGGTTGATAGCTACAAAGAAGAAGTCAATAGAATTGTGAATGAAGTTATTGACGATTTCTTTGGAATGCATCCTTGGCAGTGGTCACAAAGCGAACTTGATCTCTACACCGTGCCTGATGTCAATCTTGGGACAGTTGCTTTCACAGCATCATCAACAACTTTACAGAACTTTATTCCTAACACCGCAAACTTGCTCACTTATCGTCACGAAGGCAGCATCCTAACTTTAAGAGGTTGTGCTGACACCAGAGATAATGGTGAATATGTGATTGATAAGTGTGATTTTGACAGCATCACAAACAAAACATATGTGTCTAAGCTCTCAAAACCTGGAAACAGAATTGCTGGATGGCACGCATCATCAAATGCTGCAGTTGCAAATGTTCTTCAGCGTTATCTTCCTCTACCTTCTGACTGTAATGAACCTCTATCTGCAGGATGTAGAAACACCGTTGAAAGTGGAAATGATGGATTCATCCACTTCTATCAGCTCACAAAGCGCGCAGATGAAGAACTGAATAACAGATTAGATATTGTTGGACAACCTGCTGAATGGATTCCTTATGCACACTACCCTGAGAAAGTTCTTTCTGTTGCTGACTTTCCAGCTTTCATTTCCGATCTTACTATCACTGAGATTGCTGCCGGTATCGGAACACCTTGGCCACAAGGCACCTACGAATTTAAATACTGCTATGTCTGGAGAGGACAAGAAGGCCCTCTATCAGAGGCACAAGAATTTACTATCGCAGGTGTCGCATCAAACCTTAGATTTGGCACAAGAAATACAACTGAAGGAAATCAGTTTGGTATCAGAAAGAAAATCTACTTCAGATTAAAATCTGTTGGTGGATACAGTGATGCACACTTCCGTGATTTAGGCGCAACAATTCTTCCTGATGACAACAGCGATGTTATCCTTGGAAACTTAGGCACAAGAAACATTCCTTTCATAATCATTGAAGATGACACAACTTCTTTTGACTATCCAAACACAACAGCAGGATTACTTCCCTCTCTGTCTTACTTAAAATCTCTACCCAGAGCGCCATTTAATGATGGTCACACCTGGATGGTTCGTCTCAATCCACATCCAAGTGGTGAGACATTCTCTATCCCTGCTCAGGTAGGCCCTCCTGGTAGATCAGCAACAAATGGTTTCATTGGATATCCTGTCAGATTAAGATACAACAAGCGCTTCTATCCTCTTGAGAATGATGTTGATACACCTCAGATGCCACCCGATGTGCATAGATATATCGTCTATGCATCTTGTGTTGAGCTCTTCCAAAAACATAAAGAAGAACAGCAAGCGCTCTTCTACACCAAGAAGATGAATGATGAACTTAATGGTGCAAGAAAACGCTGGCTTACTACACGAGCAGGGCCATATGTAAAAGCGTCGTATTCAGGTGGGCCAATGAGAGGAGAATTCTTCCGCAAGCTCACATACAAACCCTGAGGATAATATGAAAACTGATCGTAAAGCACAAGTTCCCGTTCTCAGCGGGCTTTATCTTGGATATCCAAGCCCTGAGGATAGCGCAAATCGACTTGACAACTGGATATATGACGATCAAACAAAAGCTTGGCATAATCACTGGGGCATTGAAAAGTTCTTCAGCAATAGCCCTGTAATGCCTGGTTCTCCTACTGGATTAGTTCATTCACTTTACTGCTACAAGCGCCATCAAGGTGCTCAGCAGTTCTACATCTTTGAGCAAGGTGGAACTATCGGCTATGTCAATGGCTCAACTGAGGCTTATGAAAACTTACTGACTGGTGTCAAACCTCCTGTTCAAAATCAACCACCTGCTCAGTTCTGTGAATTTGGGCCTTATGTTATCTGTGTCGGTGGTGGTAGATTTCCAGCATTTAAGTTTAGAGGTGGTCAAGTTCAACCTCTTGGATGGTCATTTAAGACAGCAGAACCTACAGCATTCGAACCTGAAAGCACTTTACCTCTTATTGGAAATGAATACTTCATTCAGGCACCTGCTGATTATGTTCAACCTAATATCGGTTCTCTTGGCGTTGGTGCGGCTCAAGATCAGGAATTTAAGTGCCTTGGAAGCTTAACTGCAAATGATGATAACGAATATCTCTATCGTGTCTCAGCAGTAAATGAAGCAGGTTCAGAAAGCCCTCTATCAGCAATATCTGCTCCAATCAAGTGGGAAACAAACACGATCACTAAAGACACGGGAAATGTCACATCAAGAACTGCCGTATTATTAGACAATGTTTATGTTGGCCCATCTGGAACATCATATCGTAAGATCTACCGCACAAAGCGCAATGGCACATCTTTCTACTTCTGCAACACAGTCACAGGAAACAAAGAGACAAAGTATGTAGATTATGTTGGAGATGACAGCCTTGGTGCATTAGCTCCTGATGAGACAGAATCGGTTCCATTTCCTGCGCCAACTGCTCAGGTGTGTGCAACATTTAAGAACTGTCTCTTCCTTGACGGTGGCAGAAGCAATCCAAACAGAATCTTCTACAGTAAGCCACTACAACCTGATACTTTCGGAGCATTTGACTACTTCGATGTAGGCACTGCAAGGAGCACAGGTGGAGCAATCACTGGTTTATTTGCTTACTACAATGTCTTACTTGTTTTCAGAGAGAAATCAATAGAAATTGTCACAGGTGATCCTGTCAATGGATTCACAATCACACCTTTTATTGATAGTATCGGAACAAGATCACCAAGCACCATCTCAGTTATTCCAAACCAAGGTGTCTGCTTCTTAGCTGAGGATGGCGTCTATCTAATCGGCGGCAACTTCCAAGCACTACGACTTGAAATCAACAAGATCAGTGGCCCAATCGACGAGATATTTGAAAGGCTCAACAAGTCACAACTACCTAAATGTGTTGCTGCTT